CATAGCATTCTCCTTTTCAGCAAGAGGTTATGGAACCTACCATTAGCATTCCATAGTTATATTATACTACATTTTTCCATACTTGTCAAGTCTTTTCTAGATATGTTATAGCTCTTTTAAGATTGTCAGTACTATCTCTTAACATTCCCAACCCTATGTTACATGAATGACAAAGCCATCCTCTAAATTTATCTGTCTTATGACAATGATCTGCTGTCCACAATCCCTGATTTTTTCTTCGAGGGGCTACTTCATTTTCGTTGCCATTACAAATACGACAGCGATAATCTTTTGGAGGATATGGATTTTCTTTTAATAGTTTTCTACTTATGTAAACTAATTTAGTACGGCATTTACTACATCTTTCTTGTCTATAATTACGTGCGCCTGTAGCAAAACCGAAGGAGGTGAGTGGTTTATATTCTTTACACATAGTACATTTCTTTCCCTCTCCCTCTGACTTTGAAAAATCATAGGCATCTACAAGTTCAAATAATGATAGTTGTTCAGCCATTGTTAAACTCCACAGGTTCCACCTGATCCTGTGATCTCACAGATGTCATGAGGCTGTACATTATCCTCAAACTCCTCACCTAATTTTTCAATAGCTTCACTATAGGGGATCTTAGTTAAAGGCTGACCACCCCTGCATCCATCAGGATAACAGGTGAAACCTCTCAATCTGTGAGCATACTTAGCCAAGGTTTGAGCAAAGTCTTCTACCTTACCTTCATTGTTATCTTCTGTATCCCATGCTGGTAGATTAATCGTAGAAGAGATAGCCATGTCTACATACTCTTGAACATTAGCTTGAAAGTTTAATCTCCTTTCATAGTTAGTTACCAGATCAAGGGCAGACTCAATACTCTCAGGCTTCACATCATAAAGCTCAATCATCTCCTGTGCAGCACTATCAACTACATACTGGTAGTGCCATCTCTTATTCTTTAGATACCTTCTCTTATAAGCTACAGCAAAGATAGGTTCTACCCCAGTAGATGTACCTCCCAGTATTCCTATTGTACCAGTAGGAGCTACGGCTCTGACAGCTACAGGAACAGAGATGTTAAGTGTATGAGCAAAAGCTCTGGCTACCTTATCTGACTCTGCTTCATAAACCTTGAACCATCTATGCAGTTCTGGTGTGGTTTCATACTTGTGTCCACGTTGTATCAACCACTCATGAAGCCCCATCAAGCCAAGTCCTAAACGTCTATTTGAATTTCTAACTTCATACACTTTCTCGTAAGGGAGTGTAGCTCTGAGTGTCCCACACAGTAGAAACTTTGTGGCAAGTTGGACAACCTCTTGCAACTGATTAAGGTCATCAATACGAGCAAAATTGAGACTACCCAAATTGCATACATCACTATCATCTTCACTCGTAACTTCGGTACAGGCGTTGCGGAGGGTTTCGTTTTCCTTCTCGAAGAAGTTGAACGAGAATCCCGGTTCTCCTGTTCTAAGAGCCTGATGTATATTAGTCCTAAAGACATGTCCCAGATCTCCTTTCTCCCAATAGTTTAACAACCATTCGGTATCATAGTTTACACTGATGTTGGTCATATCCAGAGGTGCAGGGAAGTTAAAGTCTTCCTGTTTAATATCAAACAAAGTCTTACCTGTACTGCCCACAGGCATATCAAACCAGTTCTTGGCAGTTAGAAACTTATCAACATCATCGTGCTTCCAGTTCAGGGACGCATAGATAGCAGACCTACGACTACCTCCCTGCATAACCTTCTGACCTATGGAGTTAATCATCTGCATCTTAGGGATTGGGCCAGAAGCTACACCACCTGTACCCTTCAAGGTTTGTCCTTCAGATCTGTAAGTAGAATAGTCTACGCCAATACCACCACCTGTCATCAGACAGGACTCAGACTTCCAAGACAGGTTGGCCCAATCTTCTCTGGTATCTTCCTCTGCTTTAAGAAGATAACAATTATTAAAAAACTTCTTGTCTCTTCCTGCATAGTAGAGATACCTCCCTCCCGGCAAGAACCTGAGATTGGAGATATGATCTATCAATGCTTCCTTCTCATCTTTACTAAGATAGGTTTGACATACATCCTCTACCAGTGTACAAGCCAACTCATGAAAAGTCTCTGCTCCCTCATGGGAATACTTAGTATAAAAAATATCTTCACTGAACTTAGATCTGAATTGTGGATTACGATTTGACTTGAACATGTTTTCCCCTCTCTATTAAATCATTAAATAGATCTGCTTGTTTATCTTCTTCTGGATACTCTAATTCTAAAAGCAGTTGTGCATAGTGTATTACTTTTAGTATGTCTTCCTTACCCTCTCCTTTCTTATTATGTCTGGTTATATATTTTACAATGTTAGCTTCACATGTATTTAAATTATTATAATGAGAATAAACTGTGGGCTGTATAACACAGTCTTTATAGTGATCTCCTCCTACCTGTACATCAAGTGGATTTATTTTAGTAGATGAAGGAACTAAATTTTCTTCTGACATTTTCTGTATCCCCTGATTTAACTGCTTCATATGCAAACCCTCTTATCTTGGCAGGAGCAATCCCTGCATAATAACAAATAACTTCAAAGTCTTCACAAGCTGAAGTAAAAAACCAAGCATGTGCTTCCTCTCTTTGAACTGTTATATCTTTATGTTCTCCCTTTCTGTAAGGCTTGGAAACATCTACCAGAGCTTGAAGAATAACTGAAATATATAAAGTTTTATATGGATTTTTTTCATTTAAATCATACAGGTTAGAAGTAGTAGATACTTTAAAGACTGACATGTTCTTGAACTGGCCTATAAAATTTACCGCCCACATAATTATTATAGTAGGCTGGAAGGGTAGTGTCTTCAAGGGTTGCAGTAAGAACATTATACTTCATTTGATAATAGCACTCATAATATCTCAAGCTTCTTTTGTTTTTAAACTCCGCTATAATTTCAAACTTAAATTTCTTTTTACCAATCTTTTCTATATCTTCCAACAGATGCTTACTAGATCCCATATAAATTTTCCAATTGGATTCAGATTTCTTCTTACCTTTCTTATAATTAAAGTATTGCTTGCATCCTATATAAGCTTTGTTTGTGTTAAGATTGGTAATATAATATACAAATCCAAATTGAGTCAGGTCTGGTTTAGTTTTATAAGTCCAGTGCATTACCAATCCGCTACTTCCATAACATCAGGTTCCTTATGTACTTGTACAAGATACCTCTTACCTTTTGCGTATTCAAATACACGTAAGCCCTTCCCCTGATTAGTATCAGCCCAACATTCTCTTTTATAATTACAATACACACAACCAACAGGGAGCTTAAGATTACCAGACTTACCATCAGGAACAGCAGAATAACATCTATCAGGTACGTTATTGTTTGATATAATTTCTTTAAGATGTTTAATTCTGGAACGTGCATTAATCATCTCCACTGAATGCAGGGGAGAAAGACATATCTCCCCAGTTGATTTATCTATAGCTAAGAAGGCGGCTTCATCTAAACCATTGGCTTCTGCATAGGCAGAGATCTGTCCTATATATCCAAAGGGGTCATCATTTATTAAGTTATTTGTTCTGAACTTTTCAAAGCCTCTTCCTGAAGCACTCTTACAATCAACCACTACTCCATCTATGATAGCATCATGATGTCCCTTCACTCCTTCCAACTCAACTTCCTTCTGTTGATCCTCTACCTTATGTCCTGAAATTGAGGACAACAAAAGTAAAAGTTCTTCCAGAATATATCCATAGAGAAACTTAATTCTTGTACTGGGTTTAAGGGTACTCTCTTGGTTAGTAGTTTTGGAACCATACCAGAGTTGTCTGTCTGGTTTACCAATAGCTGACAGTCTTAAATTTCCATTGGACTGTGGTTGTTCATATAAAAATTCTTTAATATGTTTCTTCAGCATTTCCCCAAAAGAATCAATATATTCATCCACCTCTTTCTCTTCCATTTGTATAGGATCAAGGGAAAATAATTTATAGATGTCTGCAACTAATGTATCAATTGTTTTCATATTAAAAAAGGGAGAGTAGTAAACCTACCATAGGCTACTACTCTCCAAGTCTCCTTTAGGGTTTAGGAAGCGAAAGGAATTTCTTCAGCTTCATTATTGACATAGCCTCCTTCAACTACATCAAACTCATCAACATTATACTCAACCAAGTCTACTACTTGCACGGCATTAAGATAGCCCTTAACGCCCCCACCATACTGCGTGTATGGTTTGGGAAAGTAACTGGCATTAACACTAGAGCCATTTCCGATACGCTTACTAGAGGGGAAAACATTGCGCTCAGAATCCTTCACCGTCATGGGGCGAAAAGAACCATCCTTACTACGTGCATACTGTTTCAGGGTAACAAAGTCTCCTCTTTCATCACCCTTGTTTTTGATGGTAAGACCATCGGCTTCTGCAACCTTTTTATTCTTAGCATTAAGATTGCAAATCTCTATGCTCCATTCCCCATCGGGATTAAACTTAGTATTAGGGGCAATCACATGCGCCCAATATGCCTGTCCAGAAATTACACTCATTTACTTTACTCCTTTTGATAATAACATTCAGATTATAACGTTCTACTTTAAATTTTTCTTTGCCGATTTTTCTCCTTCCATATATAAAGCCTATCTGTTTTCCTGACTTATTTCAGATATAAGTTTTTTCTTTACTTTCTGATAGTGAGAAATATTATCTTCTATAAATTTCCAATCTCCTCGTCTTTTATGATTCTGAAATCTTGAAATTTCTCTTTCTAAATATCCTACCTCATAGATTTTATCTTCAATCGTTTGCTCCATTACCAACTACTCCTATTCTACTTTAATAGTACCACATAATAAATACTTTGTCAAGCACTTTTTTAATGAGTGTCTGCCCATGTTAAACCTTCTTTGTATTCACAATCCAGAGGACACTTCATCTTTAAAGTTCTCTCAGCTTCTTTCATTGCTTCCTTAGTTATCTGTCCAAATCTTTTGGTATCTCCCTTAGCTACTTCAAACTGATACTCATCATGTATTGAGGCTACAAGCTTTGCATCTATCCCTGTCTTTCTAATGCGTTCATCCATATGAACAAGCCATTGCTTACACACGATTGCTCCTGCTCCCTGTAGTAGAGTATTGAGGCTGGCATAAGAAGCTCTGATCTGTAACTGTCTTC